CAAGAAGATGGTGGACTTAATCTTTAGTCAAGCGGGATACAGGTATTCCAGCAACTTCTTCAACTCCGCAACCTTTGGCAAGTTGGTGATGCCCTATGCGGCAGGAACACTAACGACCAATTTATCAGGCAGCAACATCTTTGCCCAAGCCACGGGTTCAGTTAGCGCATCGCTTATAAACATTGCAAACCTCGAATTTAGCCGTGATAACGTTGCGCCGTATTATGACCGACCAAGTTATTGGGTTGCATCAAGTAGCACGTTTGTCGCTCCAACGGTTTCGACCAGATGGAACATTCAAATTAACTATATTGTTAGCGGAGTAGTTTTTGGGATTGACGGTGTTGCTGGAGGCGACTTTGATATTTACAATACTGCCACAAGTTCAGTAATTGCACAAATAGGCACGGTTGACCTTACTCGTTCAAGTTATCCATTTTCAGGTAGTATTTTATTTGAGAATGTTCAAATACCTGCAAATGCTGTAATTAGGTTTAGGTACGATGAAACGGAAGGCGCTATTCAAGTAAATTTTAATTCAGGCGGAACGGTTCAGTTCACTTGCCTTGAAAATCCCATAAGTATCGGAACGCTGGATATGCGGACCGCCCTGCCTGCTGACGTGAAGCAAGGCGACCTTCTGCAAGACCTGCAGAAGATGTTCAACCTGCACATCATGGCCGATGCTCAAGACCCGAAACTCCTGTACATCGAACCTTGGGTGGACTTTTACGCTTCGGGCGTTGTGGATTGGTCGCAAAAAGCCGATGAGAATGCCGAGCAGATTCTCACCAATGGCGACCCGAATGCAAGCACCAACCTCATCTTCAAGTACAAGGACATGGGCGATTACCTGTCCAAAACGTACAAGCAATCCTATCCGCTCGCCAAGGAAGGCTATGGCGGCAAACTATTCCCGACGCAAAACTTCTACGGCAAGGGGGATAAGGTCGTGGAAACCTCCTGCGGCACGCTCATCCCTGCATCGTTCAGCACGGACAAGATTGTAGGTAGGACTTGGGATATTGAAGGCACGCTGGCAAGCGGCACGCTCAAGCAATTACAAACAGGGTATAGAATAGCCCAGTATAATCTAAATACAATCGACAGGGCATGGCGTTATCAGTACGGCGTTACAGGAACAATTGGAATCCCCCTTGCGATTGATTTAACAAGGATGCCCTTCATCAGCCACATAGACAACCCCTATGCCCCGACTTTCGACCTTGCCTTCGAGATTCCTCGCTTGGTGTACTACAATGCAGTCAATGCAAGTGGCTCAACCATAAACTACACCAACAACAATCTGTTCAACAAATACTGGAAGAATTACGTGAACGAAACGGTGAGCAAGGAAGCCTTGCAGTTGGAACTCACGATGATGCTGTCATCCGTGGACATCTACCAACTCGACTTCCGCAAGCCGATATACTACGGCGGTATCCGATGGCGGTTGCTGGAGATTCGTGACTATCTCGTTGGGCAGATGAAGCCGTGCAGGGTGACGCTACGCCGCATCCTGAACCTTGCTGACTTTGCGCCTGTGACTGACGTACCAGTTTACAGTAACCCTGAACTTTTGTACAATGGTCCGATAACAAGCGACCCCGCAGACCCGAACTACGAACCACCCGTAAACCCTGAACTACCCTCCGAAGGATAAACTATGGCAGACGTAACCAAAGAAATAGCATTAGAAGTATCGCTCAAGGATAGCACCAGCGCAGGAACGCAAAGCGCAAAGCAGCGTCTGCGTGAAATGCAGAAGGAATTGATTGCTATGGCCGAGGCAGGCCAGCAAGGAACCGATGCGTTCAAGCGATTAGAACGGGCGGCAGGAGAATTAAGGGATGAGATTGGCGATGTCAATCAGCGAATCAAGAACCTTGCCTCCGACACCAAAACCATTGACGCTTTTGTTGGAGCGGTGCAGGGAATCACCGCAGGCTTCCAAATTGCACAAGGTGCTGCCGCTTTGTTCGGCGATGAGAACGAGGATTTGCAGAAGGCGATGCTCAAGGTGCAGGGAGCCATGGCCCTTGCCAACGGTGTGCAACAGGTAGCCAACCTCTTGCAGAAGGAATCGGCGGTGATGATGGGAATCAACACGGCAGCGACCAAGTTGTACGCCGTGGCCGTAGGTACGGCAACTGGAGCAATGCGAGCGTTTAGGATTGCTCTTGCGGCAACGGGCATCGGTGCGATTGTTGTAGTTCTCGGACTTGCTGCCGAGGCGATGGGGTTATTTGGAAAGAAAACCGAAGACGCTGCCGATTCGCAGAAGGATTTGAAACGCTCGCTTGAGGACACCGCTGGAACGCTGGAATACTATGAGCGTAAACTCAAGGCCAATGGTGCAACCGAGGCAGACCTTGCAAAACTCCGCAGGCAGACGCTGGTGAACGAGAAGGCTGAACTCGACCGCAAGTTGCAGGAAGATGTGGCTCGGTATGGTGTTAAGAATGACAAATACCAGAACTCCCTGCGTCAAGAACTTGATTTGCTGAATATCAAAATCAAAGAGGAATCTCAAATCATTGATACCGATGCCAAGCAACGTGCTGACAAAGAGAAAGCGGATAGGGATAGAAGGAACGCTCAAAACAAGGCACAAGCCGACCGTGAAAAGCAGGAACTGAAGCAAAACACGGACGCTCGACTTGCGGAGCAGGAGCGGATTAAGTTGATTGAAATCGAGGGGTATTATGAACGGTTGGCCGCTCAAAAGCAATTCATTGCTGAATATGAAGCCGCAATCATCGCAGGGATGCAGAAAGAGGCGGCATTGCGGATGAGTTCAACGTCTGCGGCAATTGCAAGGGATAAGGCCACAAAAGACGGGGAACTGCAACGAGAATCCGATTTGCGGCAAGCCCAGCAGCAGATGGCTGACCAATCGTTCAGCATTATTAGTGATATTATTGCGGCAACGGCAGGGGAGAGCGAAGAAGCACAAAGAAAGGCGTTCAATATATCAAAAGCCGCGAGCATCGCCCAAGCCATTGTGAATACGTTCTTGGGTGTCACTTCGGCATTAAAGATGAAGGAGGAGGTGTTTCCGGGTCAACGATTCGTTCAGGCAGGACTGACCCTTGCCGCTGGACTTGCGGCTGTTGCGAAAATCAAAGCAACGCAATTCCAAGGGGGCGGTAGCAACACAAGCAATACTGCCGCACCATCAGGGGGTACTTCTACGGCAACGCCATCCGCTACATTCAGCAACCCGAACACGACTATGCTTGGCAATCAGGGCGAGCCTGTACCGCAACCGCAGGGCAACCAACCCATGCGAGCCTATGTCGTGGAGCGTGACATCCAGCAGACCACGAGCAGGGTGCGGCGATTGTCCGAATTTGCAACATTAGGCTAACCCCTACATCTACCCCTATGGAGTTACCTGTGTACCGAATGACCGTGGATGAGGTGGACGAAGGCGTGCAGTTTGTCGCCCTCGTTGATATGCCTGCCATTGAGAAACCATTCCAAGCCTTTGCCAAGACCCCGCAACGCTTCGCCGAAACAGGGGAACGCAGGGTGCTGACTGGGCCGCTCATGCTTGCCGATACTCCCATCTTCCGCAAGGATGACACGTATGGCGAGTATTACGTTGTTTTCGACAAGGCCACGATAAGAAAGATAGTGCAGAAGTATTTTAAGCAGGGCAACCAGCACAATGTGAATGCCTATCACAATGCCGAACTCGATGGCGTGTTCATGTTTGAATCCTATATCACCGATGCCGAGCGTGGTATCATGCCGCCCAAAGGATACGAGGACACCCCCGATGGAAGCTGGTTCGGTTCCTTCAAGGTCGAGAACGATGAGGTTTGGGATAACCGCCATGCCTTCAAGGGTTTCTCGGTGGAGGGGTTATTCGGCATGAAGAACACAGGCACCGAACTTGAGGTCGCACTTGCTGGCCTCGCAGATGACTTGACCAATTTTTTGCAACATATCAATCCAACCTACAAATCCCAATAATCTATGAACCTGAAATCAGCTATCGAAACCCTGCGGACGGAACTCCGCAAGTTCACCACCCAAAAGCAAGCCTTTGCCGACTACAAGTTGGCTGACGGCACTGTCATCCGAGTGGATGGCGACCTTGTTGCTGGCACACCCGTTTACGTCCTGACCGAAGACGAAACCCTTCCCGCTCCTGACGGCGAACACACCGTTGAAGGCGTTGGCGTAGTCAAGACCGAAGGCGGCAAAATCACCGAAGTGGTTGTAGCCGAAGCCCCTGCCGCTGAAGTTGCAGCACAAGAAGTTGAAATCGAGGTTTCTCCCGAAGCCGAAGCCCCCGAAGCCCCTGCTGCCGCTGGTGTCGGACTTACTCCCGAAGCCGTGCAGGAAATCGTTGCCAAGCACCTTGCCGCCATCGTTGAAGAGATGAAGGCCGCAATGGAAGTCGAAATGGGCAAGATGAAGGAGAAGATGGCCGCCTTTGCCTCGCAGATGGAAACCATGACCGATATTGTCGAAAAGGTCGCCGAACTTCCTTCCGAAGCCCCAAAGCCAACCGCATCCGCCATCGTGGAGCAACGCAAAGCATCTGCCCAGCAGAACTTCAACGCACTCGCACAAGCAATTCAAACCCTCAAAAAATCCAATTAAACTTTAACCTCCTAAAAACAAAGCCATGAGTTATTCATTTGTTTCCCCGCTGACTACCTATACCGAGCAGCAGCGACTCCCCCTCATCACCAAAGCGGTCTTCGCCGCTCGTTCTGCTGCCCTTTTTACCAAGCAAGTTGGTATCAAGTCAGCTGCCGCCCTCAACTTGATGGACACCGATGCCAACATCGCTGGTGGCGATGTGTGCGGATGGTCTGCAACAGGCAACACTTCATTCACCCAGCGGAATATCACCGTTGGCCGCATGAAAATCCAAGAGGCTCTTTGCCCTCGTCAACTTGAGCAATACTGGATGCAATCCCAGTTGACTGCTGGTTCTACCTACGACGGCGTTCCTTTCGAGCAAGCATTCTCCGAGCAGAAGGCTCTCCGCATCGCAGAGGCTTTGGAAACCGCTATCTGGCAGGGTAACTCCTATTTCAGCGGTGTGAATCAACTGTTGAATGCCGCTTCGGGTTCTACCGTTCTTGCAAACGCTTCCTCTACCACTTGGAATCCAGTATCTGCTTCCGTTGGTATCACCACAAGCAACGTCATCAGCATCTTCGACAAGGTGTATAACGACATCCCACAGGCTATCCTGACCAAGACTGACCTCGTTATCTTCTGCGGTTGGAACAACTTCCGTACCTTGATTGGAGCATTCAAAGACAAAACTGGTGTCATGTACAATCAGGTGGACCTGCAAGGTTTGGCCGATGGTGACATCATCTACCCTGGTACAAACGTCCGCATCGTTGCAGTTCCTGGATTGACCTCCACCAACCGCATCGTTGCAACCTACCTCGGCAACCTGTTCTACGGAACTGACTTGTTGAGCGACGAAGAGAACTTCGAATTGTGGTACTCCAAGGACAACGATGAAGTCCGCTTCCAAGCCGCCTTCAAAGCAGGTGTGCAGTTCGCCTATCCCGACTTGATGGTTGACTTCAAATTGGCCTAAGTGTAAGGGGGGGAGGGCAACTTCCCCCCGCTTTTTTATTCTTGCAACCCCTAAAATAAAAATACACTATGTCCTGCTCCTTAACTACGGGCTACGCCCTCGGATGCCGAGATTCAATCGGCGGCATCAAAACTATCTACGTCCAAGCCTTCAACGCCACTGGTTCGGTTAACACCAACGGCAGCGGAACGGTTACTGGATTCACAGGCTATGCGTCAGGTTCGTTCTTCCAATACGACTTGACCAAGGCTACTTCTTCGATGACCGAAACGCTGAATGCCAGCGTCGAGAACGGCACGCTATTCTACACTCCCGAAGTCACCTTCACCATCAACAAGTTGCAGGTTGCGGTCCGCAATGAACTGCGCCTCTTGGCTCGCAATCGCTTGATTGTCATCGTGCAAGACAACAACAGCAAGTACTGGTTGCTGGGAGCCGACAACGGATTGGAGTCAACTGCGGGAACTGCTGGAACGGGTACTGCATTCGGTGACCGTAGTGGCTACGAGATGACTTTGTCGGGAATGGAAA